GTTTAGGACTAACATTGCCCTTCCAATGATTAGCAGTAAATTCACATTACATAGCTCGTTTAGGTATTTTTGTATAGAAATTAGTAACTGGAAATAATTTACACCAACTTCTAATAGTTTTGTTATGAACTACGTGGGCAAGATCAATTGGAGCCATTGTTTCAAGCTTATTAGCTATTACACCAATTTGATGCCTAACTTCATCACTCAACTTATCCATATTGCCACTCAATACCCATTCTTTGAACTGAGTCTTTTCCAATAAGTCAGTAAGCTTTTTAAATTCAGCATTAATTTCACCCATAATTTTTAGCTGATGATTGATTTTATCTTCAATCTTTTTAGCAGTATCGCGATCTACACCAAGTATTTCAAATTTCATAGTAATTCCCTATTTGTATATATTAATCAATCAATAACATGTATTCTTTAGGCCAATTATTATAAAAGACAATCTTGGCAATATCATACATCTCGTATGTTTTCTCACTCTTCCAAGACAAATTATTATTTATAGTTATATAACAACCCATAATTACATCATAAAGCGCAACAGCTTCAGGACATAATTCAACCTGTTCTTTGCTAAATGGATTAGTAACAATCTCATTCTCATTACCAATCTTCAAACCCTCAAGAACCTTAGACTCTCTCTTAGTCATTTTCATATTGTCCCCTATGTGTATTGTATTTAACTAACTAACAATATTATAACACTACAACATTATAATGTCAAACAAATTCATTTACTCCATTTTATTATTAGGTTATTTTATGGCCATGAAGAAAACAACACCGCATTCTAGAAATATAAAAAATGTTAAAACAGATGCCGCTGCAAAGAATAAAATCGCTAAAAACGCTAAGTATAGCGATTTAAATAATAATGTTGATAAAAGCCAGAGAACAAGCAGTGATTGGTCATTTATAGCGTCTTTATTGAAGTCTTGGTCGAGAAGATCGGATGCTTTAGTAATTGAAGAATTTTATACAGATCAAAACATACCTCGAGCAGTTTATTATGATGCTGTTGAGCGTAATGAAGAAATGAAAGAGGCACATGAATTTGCTAAGACCAGGATTGGTATTAACCTTGAAAAGCTTGGGTTCCAGCGTAATCCATCTATGATTAAAGATGCGATGACTGATTATATGGATAGGCGTAGAAAAGGTGAAGAATGGAAGGCGACTTTGAGAGCTATGGTAGCGCAGGCTCAAGCACCAACCACGATCAATTACATTACAGCTAAAGTTCCAAAGGATGATGACGATGCTAAAGATTAGAATCATGGAGTATGAGAAGGATTGGAAGCATACAGCTGATATGACAAGAGAAGAGTTTGAGGAATTACTAGTTAAACTCAATCCAATACCTGTTTATCACTTACCCCCCAAAGAGGATGAAGAAGATGAAATGGATTAGTGTTAAGGATAGATTGCCTAAAGATGGGGAAGACGTGTTAGTTAGTTATAAACATGGTCGAGGTGATATGAGAATCGCCATGTCAGCATATCATCATGGCAAGTCCAACAATTATTTTGATGAAGGATGTTGTTGCAATTGGTTTGACAGCTGTAAAGTTTTATATTGGATGCCGTTACCCGAACCGCCAAAGGATTAAATGAAGCCATGTATTAATTGTGGTAAAGATCGTGGTGTAAAGTATGAATTAGCAACAAATCCAACAAATAGTTCTAGATGTAAGCTTTGTAAGAATAAACATATTAGAATAAAAGCGAAAACCAAAATGTGTTCTAAATGCACAGTTAAGGGATGTAATATGAACTGCACAAAGGATTAAATGAAGCTGATAATATTCTTTCTAACTCTTAACCTAATCGCAGCAGAAAAGCCTGAAATACAATTCAGTAAACATGGGTTTAGTGAGACATATAGATGTAAGAATGTTAAGGTCTCACGTAATGTAATACACAATACATATACAGGAATACAAGAAATACGTAACTTTAATGGTATTCTAATCGGTTTTGTAAACTTAAAGCCAGATCAGGCTAAAATAGCATTTGAAGATTTAAAGCGAGAGCATTTTGATTGGCAGAAAGTGTTGAAATGAATTGTAATTGTAAAGAAGAAATCAAAGATCTTAATGAAAAGCTAGCTATTGCTTATAAAATAATGACTAAAATGGGTGAATGGGCTGAGCTGTCACAACAAACTGATAGAATTATATTTGAACGAATTGAGAAATTGGAAATCGGAAAATATGAATGCATTAAGGATGAAGAATGAATGAGTTTCATATTGTCTTAACAAGTGACGCCATTATATTCAAGACTGAATTTGGCCAGATTTCTATGGGTCAAAAGATAACATGGTGCAAAGATGACCCATGTTTAAAAGAGATATGTAAGAAATTAGATATTAGCCTTGATAAAGTAGTTAGAAGATTGAATAACAATGGATAGTATTTGTAATGCCTGCAATGAACAAATTATGGATGGTGGATTATCAATATTCAAAGAAGGTGTAATGTCATATGACTTTCACACTGAATGTATTAATAAAGACCCTGAAGGCATGCTCAAGAGTGTTATAGAACAAGAGATTATGAGATTAGTAGCGGAGAAGATGAATTGATTATTTGTGATAAATGTAAAGGGGAAATTCCCTGCAAATCACCAACAATAACCATAGGTAATAAGTCTTATCACTCTGCATGCATTATTCCTGAATTCACTCAGAAAGATGGAAGTATAAGATTTGAGACATAATGACTAAAACTATTACAGTTGAATCCAAATTTGTTGTAAGACCATATCAAATGCCAATATGGAAAGCATTTCATAAAGGCTATAAGCGTTTAGTTATTGTAGCTCCTAGGCGTATGGGTAAGGACGTACTTGCATTAAATTGTAGTCTTGAAGCAGCATTGCAAAGAGTTGGGACATATCTTTATGTGCTTCCTACCTATGAACAGGCAAGAGCTGTAGTTTGGAACTGTATTATGTCAAATGGGCAGAAGATGATTGACTTCATCGATCCAGCATTAATTGATTCAAAGAATGAACAGCAAATGCGAATAAAATTGGTCAATGGTAGCGTTATTAAGTTGGTGGGGTCAGACAACTATAATAATTCAATCGTTGGCCAAAACGCAGCTGGAATGGTATTTAGCGAGTTTGCATTGCAAGACCCAAACGCTTGGAAGTTTGCTTCACCTATACTTGCAGAATCTAATGGATGGGCAATGTTCATATCAACAGTTAGGGGCAAGAATCATTTATTTGATCTTTATGAGTATGCTTTAGAAAATCCAAAGACATGGTTCGCACTTAAACTAACTTATGATGAGACCCAACACCTATCACAAGAGAATTGGGAAGAGGAGCAAAGGTCTAAGTCATGGGATTTTATACAACAAGAATATTATTGCAATTGGAACCTAGGAATAGAAGGAACGATATACGGTAAGTATATTGATAAGATGCGAATGAATGGTCAGATTGGGACTGTACCATTTCAGCCAAAATATAGAGTAAATACAGCTTTCGATATAGGTAATGACACTACCGCGATCATATATTGGCAAATCGTAGGACAGTGTGTCAATATAATAAATTATCATGAAGACAAGAATAAAAACTTAGAGCATTACATTAAACTTGTTGAAGAGACAGGTTATAAGAATGGTTATTTATGGGGAAAGCATTATTTCCCACATGATATGAAGGTTGTTGATTGGTCGGGGCCAAGATTTACACGAGTGTTTAAGGCGCAGCAGATGGGATTGCAGAATGTTATTGTAGTTGAGAAAGTGTTACTTGAGGATGGTATTGAATGGGTCAGATCATCATTGCCTAAGGTTTATATTGATGAAAAGAATTGCGGACAACTTATTAAGTGTTTAGAGAATTATAGATTTGAATTAAATGTGGATAATCAGATATATTCAAAGAAGCCAGTTCACAATTGGGCTTCACATGGTGCTTCAGCAATGATGTATATGTGTCTTGCTGTTCCATCAGCTGGTATCGAAACAACTCCTGAGGAATTAAAGGCTAGATATCAGCGTGCAATGAATGGTGGAAATCAGTTTATAAATCCTATTGATGCAGCGTTCAATAAATGGTAGAGTGTTCCTGATTGTTCTGCTTTGTTACATGTTATGTTACTTTTCGGTTTATTTAATTATTTACCAGAGGTTTCTATCTTTCTTACCTCTGGTATTTTTTTTCTTGTACCCAAACAATGTTATTACTACACTAAGGCAAAATTAATTCTGATAATAAGGATTATGCCTAAATGCAACATCACAATTATGAAAAAATTGGTGAACGCCTAAATTATATAGGCATGAAATTTAACAAATGGACTGTGTTAGATTTAGTTGTGTTGAAGCAGTCTGCTCATTTCGTTATACAATGTGATTGTGGTAATAAATCACGTAATTATGCATATAAAGTTTTAAATAATACAACTAAATCTTGTTATTCATGTGCTAATAAAAAAAATGGATGGTACGGGACAGCAACACATAGATCATGGTCGGCTGCAAAGAATAGATGCACAAACCCTAATAATCATGCTTATGATAATTATGGTGGTCGTGGTAATAAGATGTGTGATAGATGGTTGGAGAGTTTCGAAAATTTCTTAGTTGATATGGGTGAAAAGCCACAAAATCTTTCATTGGATAGAATAGATAATGATGGTAATTATGAACCAAATAATTGTCGTTGGGCTACAAAAAGCCAGCAAAATAGTAATAGACGTAAAAGTAAAAAATTAAAGGAATAATAATATGCCTGTGTTCCCAGCAATAAACCCAGACTCAACTGATATCAGCGGACAAGGTATATTATCTCAAATGGAGATTGCTTACAGTTCAGGCATTACTTATAACCAATCATATTGGTCACAGGCTGATATCGATAATAGATATTATGCAGGACAGCAAGATTTAATAAATAACGTTTATAACAATAACTACAACGTATTCAACTCATCACCATCAAACAGAAACTTCTATTTCAATAGAATCAATCCTATTGTAAATATGATAGGTGGTTATCAACTTAACTATCGCAAATCAACAGTAGCCACACCTTTAAGCAATGGTAATCAAGAAACATCAGATGCTTATACAAAAGTTATTATGTGGAACAATAACAAGGAAGGCATATTAGAAACAATCTCAGATGCATTTCATGGAGCGTTGATATCAGGAATGAACATGCTCCATATCTATATGGACTATGGTAGAGATACAGTTTCAGGTGATATTAAGGTTGATAATTGTTCATATAATGGCTTTATGATTGATCCATTCTTTAGGAAGATGGATTTATCAGATTGTAATTGGATATGGAAAAGATCATGGGTAACTAAAAGACAGGCTATTGCATTAATGCCACAACAGGCTGAAGCGATAATTGGCTTGAGTGGTAATTCATCCAATATGGGGCCAGATGCGAAGTTTGCTTATGCTCCTGAAGTTTATAACTTTAATACAAATAACTTACTTACTTATGATGAATATTATTATCGAATATATAGAAAACAATTAAATTTAGTCGATTCAAAAACTGGTGAATCATGGGAATGGCCAAATCAGGATTTAAATAAACTTAGACAGTTTTTAAGACAGGAACCTAGACTTGAAGTTGTAGAGTCAATAGTTCCAAGTTGTCATTTAGCAATCGTAATTCAAGGAAAAGTATTTTACGATGGTAGAAACCCTTCTGGTTCAGATAAATACCCATTTGTACCTGTATGGGCGTATTACAATCCACAA